ACGTCAGGATAGATACTCAAGCAAACAATAACAGAGAAGCACACGAACTTAGGAGAAATCTATGACATTATATACTGCGGATATCGAGGCCAATGGATTGGATGCTAACCGTATCTGGTGCTTTCACATGACAGAACTAGATAACAATAACAAGCCAGTGCGATCCTTTGCATTGCACGATTATGAAAAGATGAAGGATATGCTTATCGACCCTGGTAACACCTTCATCATGCACTACGGTACATTCTACGACTTCCCAACCCTGGAGCGTATCCTGGACATCAAGATAAATGCTGAGATGATTGACTCACTAGCCTTGTCATGGTACTTAGAACCTAAGCGTACTACCCATGGCTTAGCAGCATACGGGGAAGAGTTCGGTGTACCTAAGCCAGTAGTTGAAGATGGTGAATGGTATGGTCCGGGCGAGGATGCTTCACCTCAGGAATGGTTAGACTTCCGTAAGAAGATGGATCACCGTTGTGAGGAAGATGTGAAGATCCAGACAAAGCTCTGGCAACAGCAGTACAAGCACCTTCATCTACTGTATAAGAGTCATGAAGGCGTCATGCATGCAGTTCGTCACCTATCTTTTAAGTTCCGTTGTGCGGCCTTACAGGAGAAGGCTAAGTGGAAATTAGATGTTACAGCCTGTGAAGCTTTGGTAGAGTCATTTACCAGTAAGTTTTCAGAAGCTAAGGAAGCATTGGAAGCTGGTATGCCTGAAGTACCTGAGTATACCACTCGTACCAGGCCTAAGAAACCATTCAAGATGGATGGAACCTTGTCATCTTTTGGGTTAAAATGGGCAGCACTCGTAGATGAGACCTTTCCAGGTAAATACAAGTCGCCTGTTGACTGTACTGAAGAGATAAAGGTTATCACTAAGTACAAGCAGCCTAATGCTGGATCTAGTCCACAGTTGAAAAACTGGCTATTCAGTCTAGGATGGGAACCTTTACTATTTGAATTCAAACGTAATAAGGAGACTGGTGATGTTAGACAGATCCCACAAGTTAAGGATAAGAGTACGGGCGAACTCTGCGACTCCATTGAGCGTCTTATTGCCGATACACCGGCCCTTGCTTGGCTCAGAGAAATGTCAGTGGTTAAACATCGTCTTGGAGTATGTGAAGGCTTCCTTAGAAACGTCGATGCTGATGGATACGTTCAAGCACTGGTACAAGGTTTCACAAATACCTTGCGATTCAAGCATAAAGTATGCCTTAACCTTCCATCCATACGGAAGCCATACGGAGCGGAAATTCGGGGACTCCTCACGGCTCGTGATTCCCGTTACGAATTGTGTGGCTCTGACATGTCCTCCCTCGAAGACCGTACCAAGCAGCATTACATGTGGCCCCACGACCCCGACTATGTTCGAGCGATGCAAGTCCCGGGTTTTGACCCTCATTGGGATATTGCGCTAGAAGCTGGAATGGCTGATCAGGCTATGGTAGACGAATACAAAGCATACGATAAAGATACTGCCACACCTGAACAGGATGCTGCACACTCTGCACAAGCACTTATACGCCATGGTGGTAAGTCTTGTAACTATGCTGCTACGTATGGTGCTGCTGGAGCTACTATTGCTCGTGCTGCCGGTGTGCCTGAAAAGGTAGGCGATCAATTACATGCTGCTTACTGGAGCCGTAACTGGTCACTCAAAGCTATTGCTGATGAGCAGCTAGTCAAGAAATCCAGAGGTCTGAGCTGGTTATGGAACCCTGTAGCTAAAATGTGGATCTGGCTAAAGAATGAGAAGGATCGTTTCAGTACTCTGAACCAGTCAACTGGTACTTACTGCTTTGATCGCTGGGTATGGTATATACTATCCAAGCGTCCTCAACTTACTGGACAGTTCCATGATGAAGTCATCTTAGAGCTTAAGGTAGGTAATCAGGAGGCTATGACTAAGCTGTTGAAGTGGGCTGTTGCTCAGGTCAATGACGAATTAAAACTTAATCGTGATCTGGATGTAGATGTAGACTTTGGAGCTACCTACGCAGATATTCACTAGGAGGTATTATGAGTAACATATATTTATCTGTTGAGTATATTTGGACGGGCCTGGAAGTAGATAGTTGTGTATTTACCAAGGGTAAAAGTTACTTTACCGACAAAGATGGGTTTATAACAACTGATTTAGGATCTAAGGTTGATCCTAAACACTATAGTAAGTTGGAATGGAGAAGGCAGAAATATGTATGCCACGTTGACGAATATGGGATGGTGCGTTCACCTAACTATGACTTTGTGATTTACGGTGGCTTAAAAGGATCTTACGGTGGGCGTAATAGTGGGGGTCTGGAGGGAGAGAATGTAGATGAGAATGATAAGGAAGTAGCAGACCGTCACAACGATGGTAAGCCTGAGATGAGTTACGTCTTACAAGGCCCGAAAGGATTAGATGGACTAGCTAAAGTGTTAGAATTCGGAAGCCGTAAGTATTATCGAGGCAACTGGCTAAAGGGCTTCCCAGATACTTCACTTATTGATAGTATGATGCGTCACTTGACCGCTTATATATCTGGTGAGATTCTTGACCCTGAATCAGGCCTCCCACATATTGATCACATTCACGCCAATGCTAAGTTCTTGGCAGAACACGGAGACAGAAATGAGAAGTGAGTTAGAAGCAGTATTAGTAGATAGTATGGGAGATGACTTGTCAGTAGTAAATGCTGCACGAGTCAGCTTTGAAAATGATGATGATGATTCCCGCACAGATGCTCAGAACACCAGGCTTATCAAATATTTGGCCAAGCATAATCATTGGACACCTTTCGCACATACAGCCATCACATTTAAAATGAAGGCACCTGTACCTATCCGTACACAATGCTTCAAGCATAAGCAGGGCTTTGTGGAGAATGAGGAGAGTCGCCGTTACATATCGAGCACTCCTGAGTATTATGTCCCGACCTTCCGAAAGTCTGTTGAGAATAAGAAGCAGGGTTCTGGAGATGATCTGTCAGAGGAGGATCAGGCAGCTGCTCAGTGGGTGTATAGTCAGTGGATGGAAACAGCTATTGATATGTATGAGAAAGCTATAGCTCATGGCATCTGTGAAGAACAGGCCCGACTATATCTGCCACAAGGCTGTATGGTCAATTGGGTATGGACAGGTTCCTTGGCAGCTTATGCACGATTCTGTAAGCAACGCCTAGATCCTCATGCTCAGAAAGAGATACAAGACTTAGCTGCCATGGTATCCGAACAGTTGGCTAAGCTATACCCAATTAGTTGGGAAGCTTTAACATGCCAGTAAAGTGTCAAACTCCCAAGTCTATTCCTACTTATGACTACTTACCAGCTATTGAGGCTGCTGAGGCACAGGCAGAGATCTTCTGGCTCCCATCAGAGCCTAAGGTTGAGAAAGATCTCCACTGCATCAAGACAGAGCTTACACCAGCTGAACTGCATGGTGTTATGACAACTCTCAAGTTGTTTACATTATACGAAGCAGTAGCTGGTAACGAGTATTGGGGAGGTCGCTTCAAGCGTATGTTCCCTCGTCCTGACTTCCAAAGAATGGCAGCTAAGTTCTCAGACATTGAGCTGAATGTACATATGCCTTTCTATCAGAAGGTAGATGAACTACTTGGGCTAAACACTGATGAGTTCTACTCTAGCTTTACAGATGATCCTACCTTAGCCTCTCGTATGTCTTTCTTAGATGAAGTTGTATCTAGTAAAGACGATTTGCTGTCTGTAGGTGTTTTCTCAATGGTAGAAGGATGTATCTTATACTCTAGCTTCGCATTTCTTATGCACTTCCAGGCTGGTAGTAAGAACAAACTTCAGAATATGCATGCTGGCTTGACCTTTTCTGTAAAGGATGAAAACCTGCACAGTGAAGGAGGTGCTTGGGCATTCCGTACCTTGCTTTCTGAACTAGAGGAAGAGGGTTACTCAGACCATACAGCTCTTTATGAGAAGCTTAATAGGGCTGCTATGAGCATATATGAGCATGAGGCACGTATTATCGACATGGTGTTTGATAAGGGCAACATCTCTGGAATTACAGCAGACGACTTAAAGCTGTTTGTAATGCACAGAATCGACCTTGCACTATCTAACCTTGGAATGGATGTAGTGTTTAGTGCTGCTAAGTCACCTATACAAGACTGGTTCTATGATATGATTGGTGGGGATATGTCACATGACTTCTTCAATAACATAGGATCTAGTTACAATCGCAACTGGTCCAGAACCGCATTCACTTGGGTTAAGGGCGGTTTACTAGGAAGAGAATACGATGAGCTTATTTGAGCAGCTATCAGCTGAGAGAAAGGCCTTGCAAGATCAAGGCAAACTACCTGAATGGTTCACTACATTAAGCTGGCAAGCCTTCAAAGGTAAGTACCTATATGAAGCAGATACTTTCGAGGATCAAATTGACAGAATTGTTAATCATCTTGGTAAGTACCTGCCATCAGTCATTCAAAAGTACTTTGTAGGTCGCTGGAAAGAGTTACTGATGAATAATCATGCTTACCTAGCCACTCCTGTACTGGCTAATACTGGAACCAAACGAGGCATGTCAGTGTCTTGTTCAGGTGCAGTCATTGGTGACAGCGTGTACGACTTCGGTAGTGCCAGGCTAGAGGCAGCAGTACTGTCACAGAATGGATTTGGTACTAGTGCTTACCTTGGAGAGATCCGTGAGCGTGGTGCGTCAGTTTCCAGAGGAGGAACAGCAGATGGGGTATTACCAGTATTTAAAGACATGGTTACTATGGCCGAGAACATCTCCCAAGGTTCAACTCGCCGTGGGGCATGGGCAGGCTATCTTGACCTTAGCCATAATGACTTCTGGGAGATTGCTCTTGAGGTTAGAAACAACCCCGATGGCAGTAATGTTGGTTGGAATATTTATGACGAAGATATTGCAAAGCTAAATGGAGGCGATAAGGAAACTACTTTACGCTACCAAGAAACTCAATATCTAAAATGCTTGACAGGGAAAGGTTACTACTACTTTCCTGATAAAGTTGCTCGTATGCAGCCGCCTATGTATGAAACTCTGGGCCTTAGCAGTAAAGCATCTAACCTATGTACTGAAATTACCTTGCATGCTGATGAAGAACATAGCTATACTTGTGTATTATCTGGTATGGTTCTTACTACTTATGATGAGTGGAAAGATACTGACGCAGTATTCGCAATGACTGTATTCCTTGATTGCCTAGTAACAGACTTCCTTGAGCAAGCTAGACAAGTACGTGGCCTTGATAAGATCATAGCTGGTACTGAGAAAGGACGAGCAATTGGCTTAGGTGCTACAGGATATCATTCAGCCTTACAACAGCGTATGCTTCCTTGGGGTAGCTTCCAAGCACATCAGTTTAATATGGAAGTGTTTAGTCACATTGATGAGGAGTCACTTAAGGCTAGTAAGTACCTAGCAAATATTTTAGGCGAGCCTGAGTGGTGCAAAGGTACTGGAGAGCGCTTTACACATCGTACAGCCTTAGCTCCAAACGTATCATCAGCCTTAATCTTCGGTGCAGAGTCACAAGGTACTACTCCTTGGTATGGTAATGTATTCAATGAAGGTACAGCTGCTGGTGGTATGTTCCGAGTCAACCCAGTATTTATCAAGATCCTTAAAGACCATGGTAAGTATACCCAGGAAATCCTAAGAGAAGTACTAGATGATAACGGATCTGTACAAGGCTTAGACTTCTTAACTGATCTTGAGAAGGAAGTACTAAAGACAGCCTTCGAGATTAACCAGACTGAAATCATTAACTCTGCAAGCCGTAGACAGCGCTTTATCTGTCAGGGACAGAGTACTAACCTATTCTTCGCTGCTGATGAGGATGAGGCATATATCTCATACGTACATCAATATGCATTTGAAGATGATAATATTAAATCCTTGTACTACTTGCGATCTAAAGCAGGCGTACAAGCATCACGAGGAGGGTGTGAAGCCTGTGCCAGTTAACGTAAATGGTTTGTATGTAGCGAACATATCAACACCTTACCTCATTAGTTACATAACTGAGTGGCACTACGACCGTAACCTCATCCACGGATCAACAGACAAAGACCAGTATATGAAGCTTACTCAGGAAGCTGGTGAGTTGTCTGATAACATCTGTAAAGGTAAAAATATTGCTGATGACATTGGTGATATGATGGTTGTGCTTATTAATATTGCCGAGCGTAATAACCTTACTATTGATGAATGCCTAGCTAAAGCTTGGAATGACATCAAAGATAGAAAAGGTGAAAAGCGGGATGGTGTGTTTATAAAAGAAGAGGATCTGTAATGGGAAAAGTCGCCCCGCACGAAAACTGTGAAGTCCGTCTAGTACTGGGCGGTAACAAACCTTTAGCTGCTATCGAGAAGTCTAAAGATCCATACGGATACTCCTTGGCCATTGCTATGGCTGGCACTGGTGCTCTATCTATGGAGATAGTGGAAGATGGAGAGGTTCTGATAACAAAACCTAATAACAAGGAATTTATCACACACTACATCTTTCTACTAAACTATGGAGTGAGGAAGCTAGGCATCAAAGAGTACCACAGACGTATGGGCAAGATATTTGGCTATACTGATGAGGATATTGAAGAATTCATTAAAGCGGAGATTAAATGTGACTGCACCAAATGCACTAGTAGTTAAGATACAGAAGATGGCTGAGGCTGCAATAGGCTACGATGTTTCTACCACTTTGCCTTTACACGAGCAAGATTTTGACATATATGATATATACAACCTTGAACATGATATTGAGTCTGAATTTGACTTAGAAGATGGTCTGTACATAGGCAGTGACGGTACTGTACTAAAAATAGCAGAATATCTAAATGATCTGGCAAGCTGACTTAAACAGCAATATGCCTGTCCGGTGAGACATTAAAACCATCCCGCTCGCATCGTACTGCCCTTATTTTAATTATTGGAGAATATTATGACTAAAACAACTGTACCTACTACTCACACCCTGAAAGATGTTATGTTCTTCTACACTTCTGTTAATACTCCTCAGAAGCAGTTGAACCCTGAAAATAAGCCTTATGCTACGCTCAACCCTCTTGAAGGCCACTCTTTTGAGATCAAGGTACTTATTACCGAAGATCGTTATAAGAAGCTGAAGAAGGAATTTAAAGGTGCTAAGAACTTTGACAAGTCTAAGGACTATGACATTGATGATTGTAAAGATAAGTTAAACATTGACGTTGATGAAGACATGGTTCTGATCAAGTTTGCACAAACCGCATTGGTGGGTAAAGTATTTGAGAACTCTGAAGGCACTAAGACCCGTAAGCATGCTAAGCCTATTACGCAATTTGGTGTGAAAGGCGAGGTTCAAGACCGTCTAGGTGTTGAGGTTATCCAAACCACTGAACTGGGTTATGGCACTAAAGGTCACTTACAGTTCCGTCCTGTACGTAATGACTTTGGTTTGTATCTATACCCTAATGCTATCTGTGTGACTGAATTAGTAGAGTTTGCTGGTGGTGAAGCCGAAGTTGATGAAGATGCATTCGGTATCGAAGCATTAGATGATGCTGATATTGAAACAGTATCATCCTCTGAAGGTGAACTGGACGGTGACTTCGAATTCTAAGCAATAGCCCTGATCAATACTGGTCAGGGCTTTCAACGCTTGGGAGGATATATGAGCGAAGATTATAATGATTTAGACTGCTTCAAATCTGGCAAGACCTTACTAATTGATGGAGACATCGTAGTATACCGACCTTGCTGTACCTACAATGAAGAGGGCATGCAAGCCCAGCGAAGTATTCAAAGAGCTATTGAGCGTAAAATCTCAGAGCTTACGAGTGCTGCTGGTTGCGATGATTACCGATTCTTTGTTACTACTAAGAAGAACTTCCGAGATCACTTAGTAGACGACTACAAAGCTAACCGATCTGATAAAGAACGGCCTATTCATCTGGCATGGGCTAAGCGTCTGGCTGTTGAAGAGTACGGTGCAGAGGCTGTACCTTACTTAGAAGCCGATGACCTATTAGGTATTCATCAGACTGAGGATACTGTAATCTGGAGCTTAGATAAAGATCTGAGACAGATTCCTGGAGCTCATCTTGATGATGAAACTATGAAAGTAGTGACAGTTGATGAGGTAGGACTTGTTGAGAAGCGTGGTAAGAAGGTTTACTTCAACGGGCTAATCGGATTCTACTTACAGCTACTTACAGGTGACAACACAGACTATATTGTTGGCTGTGGCAGGCGCGTAGAAGGTGTGTGGAAGTCTGGCAAGAAGAAAGGTAAGTCCAGGATTAAGCGAGAAGGAGTAGGACCTATGGCAGCTCTAAAGTTATTAGAAGGGCGTAGTCCTCCTGAAGCTTTGAAGCAAGTAGCCAGAGCTTACTATGCAGAGTTTGGTGATGAGTGGAAATCTATGATGGAGACTCAGGCCAATTTACTATGGATGTCACGCGAGTACGTGGGCAATTGTGTTAAGATGTGGACGTTCGATAATCGAGATCAGTATTTGAACATCAAAACTGGGATTATAACGGATGCACCAGATAAAGACGACTGAGATTGCCAAGTACCGTAATATGTTCGCTGCTAAGCAGAAATATGTATGCCCGTTATGTAATGGCCCTTTAGCTGGCCAGACCATAACACTAGACCACGACCATAAGACAGGTAGCTGCCGAGCTGCTTTGTGTGGAACCTGCAATCGTTCGGAAGGCAAAGTCCTGAAAGCTGCGGCTTATATGGCTAAACTTGGCCACCTATCGAGAACAGACATTGTACAGTACCTTAGAAATATTGCTTCCTATATCGAGTATCATCGAGAGAATCCAAGTAACATCATACATCCAACGTATGATCTCGTTAAAGGTAAGCAGAAACCAGTTAAGCGTACTGCTAAACGAAGGAGAAAGACTAAATGAGTAATGACATTTTAGTAATTGCTGATACACAAATACAAGAAGGTGCTCCAGTTGACCACTTGAAAGCATTGGCACGATACATTTGGGCACATAAGCCTAAGCATATTGTACATATAGGTCATCATTGGGATCTACCAAGCCTCTCAACCTATGCTAGTGCTAAGGAACAGGAAGGTAAGCGCCTCTATACAGACTTAGAAGCTGGCTTTGATGCCTTCAAGGTAATCATGCAGTACACTAACGACCGTAACAAGGCTGCTAAACGTGTGCCTTATAAGCCTAATCTGCATTTCTGTATGGGCAATCATGAGAACCGCCTAAAGCGATTCATTAACTCTCACCCGGTATTAGAAGGCTGTTTCGATCTTCCTAAGTTCGTAGCTGATCAAGGTTGGCAGGTACATAACTTCAAAAGTCCTCTATGGATTGACGATGTATGCTTTAATCACTACATGGAAAATCCTCTGTCAGGTAAACCTGTCGGTGGCAGTATGGAGAACAAACTTAACAAGTTCCCACACAGCCTCGTACACGGCCATCAGCAGCAGTTCCAGTATGCTCGCCGTCAGAATCTACTTGGTAAGCCACACTTCGGAGTATGTGCAGGATCTTTCTACATGCATGATGAAGACTATCGAGGTGCTAATAACACTGAGATTCGCGGCTTCGTACATATGAAAGCTTTCACCAATCGGTATGAGTACCTTGATCATGATGTTGAGTTTGTAAGCCTGGAACGATTGATTGCTGACTACGGAGTATAGTATGGCACTAAGTAAGGAAGCAATTAACGAACAGATAGTAGCGACTGTTGAGGGATTGGTAGGCGATATACCTACCGATATCTCTGAAGAGGAAGCTAAACAGTACATCCTGGACTCTCGTGCTATCGTGGCTGGAGTACTGTCCACACTGGATGAGATCTTGGACAAAACTAGCAGTCCTACTATACACTAACAAACCTATGGAGAATCCTATGAAGTTCAAAGCACAGAAAGCTCTACACAAGTTCCAAGAAGCTGACAAGAAGAACCCTAAGTTTGAACAAGTTGATTACGCAGTATTCGAGAAGTAC